TGACTTCCGTCAATGTCTGCCATATCGATTAACTTAACTTCGTTATGGTCTGATAATAGACCAGTACCAAAATAAAGGTTTGATTTTTGACCAGCTACTGCGTGGTCAGCAGGCATTCCTGGGCAATTTATAACTTGAATTCCTTCAAATGAAAGTGCATTCCCCATACTATACCATTGTGAACCTTTATCTTCGTAACCTGCAGCACCTAAACCACTTGCTCCAAATCCACCAAGACTTCTAATATATGCTTGGTATGCAGTTGGGTTTACATAAATTGCTACATCTTCCTTACCATAAACACCACTTGGAAGACCATCAACGATATTTCCTAAAAGTGTTGCGATATTAGATGATGTAAAAGATGTTTGTGAGCCATTAGAAGCGTCAACAACATCTGAATCTGCAGCCATTAAAACTGTTAATCCGTCAAATTCTCCAGCGTTACCATTAACACCACCCCAAATGTTTTGCTCATTTTTTTCTGCTACTAATCCTGCTACGTGAGAAATTAGAAAATCAGAAAATTTAGGTGGCATATTATGGAAAGCAGAATATCCCATCTCAATTGCTTCCCAATCAGAGATAAAATCCTTTTTACATAATTCTAAATTTACTTGGAATTCTTCTGGTTGTAGAATTCTTTCTGTTAATGTTACTGTAGCTGTGTCTGTAAAATCACAAGTCGCATCCTTGATAACATTTGCATCTGTTGCAACTTTTTTGATTACATCCTTGTACTTAACATTTGGTTTAATTGTAATGTTACCATTATCCAATGTAGGAGAGCTTAATAGGGCAGCAGATATATACTTACCCGAAAACTCACCTGCATATGTACTTGTTATACTTACTGTAGTCGCCATAATTTATTTATTTATTTTAATTGTTTATTATTCTATCTAAAACTCTATCTCTTACAGACATTCTTCTTTTTTGTGCATATAAGTGTTGAGCTTTCTTTTTACCACCCTCTGGGCTATGTTTAATTGGTTGAGTTGCAGGTTCGGATAATTCCACTTCCTGTTTTTCCTCTTCCTTTTCTTTATTTACCTCGATTCCATCTACATCAAAATCAGGTTTAGAAAATTCTTCTTTAACTGTTCTTGATTTAAGAGGTTTTTGTTCCTCTACCTCAGCTTCAGCTTCGACTTCTTCTTCCTCTTTAGGCATCATATCTTGTAAAGCCATTTCGATTTTAGAAATTCTTTCGTCCATCTCTTTAACTTTTTCTTCCATATTATAACCTTTTTTTTCTTTATCGTCTTCCAAATCTTCTGTAACTTCTTCTGGTTTTTCATCGCTATTTTTTACATCAGCGATTATACCCTCTTGCTCAACAAGTAATACTTGTCCATTTTCAAGAGAATATTCTCCAACAGGCATAGCTACTTTTTCATCTTCTGTTTTGATGAAAACTTCTTTGCCTTTTTCAAATGATTCTGCTTCTAAAACAGTACCATTTTCTAACTTTAGTTCCTCAAGTTTAACATCGAGGTCTAAAAGCGTACGAATTTTGTTTATCATATCACTACTTTTCATAATTAACTAATTAACGGTTTATAAATTTAATTTTGCATTTTTAACTTGCAAGTCTATTGATTGTTCCAATTCCTTGTGCCCATAATGAACCATCGCAACACTCTATTGAGTATAAATCTGTTTCTTTACAAAGACAAGCCCTCCTACTTGCTTTAGGACTTGTTCTACTTGGATAATATTCTTGGTTTTTTTTCATATTAGTCAATAGGTACACAATTAGGTACTTTTTTGCCATTTTTCATTTTAAAACCTATCATTTCATATCCAGCCCAACAAGGTGCTTTTAATTCGTGTGATTCACAAGGCATATACCAAACTTGATTTTCAAATTCGTGTTCGTGTGAGCCACTACAACCAATATCTTCTGCGATTTGCTCTGCTTTTTCTTTTGAAGCATAAGCAAGTCTGTCATCAATTACAGCAAAATTTTCATCTATAACCATACTGGCTAAATCGACACCATTAACAATATTTTCTATTTGCTTTAATAGTGCTTTTGATAATCCTTCCACTGAATATTTTCTTTTTTGTTTTTTCATTTCCATTTTGTCTGCAAAATAACCCTCGATACTAAAGCCTTTTACTTTACCACTTTTTACATATTCATTCCAAACTTCGTCATTATTTACTTTTACTGAACCCATCCAAGTACCAACAGGCACATCAAAACCATATTTTGCTGATTTATCGTGCTTTTTATCTTCTACAATCCAACTTTCCACTAATGTTAGTCCATTAATTTCGTGTTGGTGTTCTAATGTTGAATTACTTTGATTATTATTTTGTAAATAAAGTTGACTTGCTTTTTCAACTGTTTCTCTGCTGAAATAAATATAATAATCTTCATCCTCTTGTGTTCTAAAGATTGGCTTGTTTGGTATTAATAGTGGACCCATTAATATCTTTTTTTCCTTATTTATTTCTGCTAATTTTAGTTCCTCTGATTTTAAAGCAATAAAATCTTTTTCAATAGCTGGACTTTCCACAATAGATATTGCGTCAACACCCATCACATTTTTTGCTTCATCTAGTATTAATTCTACAATTCTCATAATTCTGTAACGATTTAATTAAACAATTTTGTATTTATATTGATGCACCATCAATAATATTTCTTTCTAACCCTTGTGCTGTTGTAACATCATTGCTAACAACAAACGCTTGTACAGGTTGTTGCGATTGTCCACCTATTGCATCAGCTAACTGATTTATTCCACTTGCACCTACTGTATTTATATCTGGTAATACAGGTGGTGGTGGAGCAGATGGCGTTGATGGTGCACTTGCACCTCGACCGCTTCCCCCTTTTGCAAAACTTGGTGCTGGTGGTGGTTTTTTACTTGTTATAGTTTTCACATTGGCGATACCTGAAGCTATTACTGCTGCAGCACCTATAAATCCAAATATACCACCTTGTGCTAAAGCTTTATTTGCACCAACATAAGTATCTATAATTGCTTGTGTTACTGCTATTGCTTTTCCAAATTTAGAATTTTCTCCAACGATACTTGCAATATTTCCAAGCGCACCCTGTACTGCGGCCACTTTTGCTGTTGCTAAACTCTTTTCAGTTTTAATTTGTTCTTGCTCATTGGCTTGTTGATAATCTAATAATTCATTATTTGCGTCAATAAATGCCTGTGTACCTGCCTTAAATGTATCTCTTTTTTCTGTTAATCTTTTTTCCTCTGCTTCTTTTTCTGTTTGTAAATTATCCAAAGTCATTTGTAATCTCTTGACTTCGTTTTCTTCCATCTCTGCATTAAAAGCCCTTTCGTTTTGTTGTCTTAACGCAGTTGCTTCATCTCTTGACAATTGTAAAGCATCTGATTCTTTTTCTAATGCAACTAAATTAGATTTTTGTTCTGATAATTGTCCTTCAATTTGTGCTGCAATAGCCTTTTTTTCGTTTTGTGCTTCTAATACAGCTATATAATCCTCATCTGCACCTGTTAATTCGTATTGTGCCTGTGCATTTGCTAATACAGCATCAGCATTTTCCATCATAACTTCTTTTTGTTCAGTTAAAATTTCCAATAACTTATTATTAGCTTCTTGTCTTTCAGCTATACTTAATCTATCATCATCTCGTAATTGTCTTTGTTGTTCTGCTTGTCTATCGTATTCCTCAATTAACCCTTGATTTGCTACACGAGCAATATCTGCTGATTTTTTTAGCTGTACATTTGTCTGTGCTGTTTCAAAAGCAGTTTTAACACTTACCTCTCCTAATTCTTTTACAACTGTTTTACCAATATCTGATACTTCCGATACTGCTTCTCCAATATTTGTTACAATATCAACTCCTGATTTTACTGCACTTACACCTATTTCAATAGTTTCTTCTTTTATTGAATTTAATTCGTCTTGTAATTCTTTGATTCTGCCTGGGTCATTCCCACCGAAAAATGATTTTTCCCAAGCTAATTGTGCACCTACTATTGTAGCTTTTATTCCTTGAAATGCTAATTTAAACGGTGTTACAGCTATATTTAGTACACCTTTCATAACCTTACCAAGTGCGTCAAAGTTTTCACTACTTGATGTTACACTTTTACCAATATCTATTAATGCACCAAATACTTGATTAAATACTATTTGTGCTGTTTCAAAGCCAACTCGTAAACCATCTAATACTTCTTGGTTTCTACCTATCGCTTCTTGTACAAATTCAAACCCTTTTTGTAAAACTGTTAAAACAACTGCAGCCCCAGCAATATTTTTTAATGTTAATCCTACTTTTTTAACACCTTTTGCTGAATCCTCTGCTGTTTTTTCTACATCTTTTAATGATTCCTCTGTTTTTTTATTAGCAGATTGTACTTCTTTTTGTAGTTCTTCGTATTTTTTAGTTAAATCGTCTAAACCTTTTAAAGCTTCTTTATATTTTAATTCAAAATTTACCTCTACATTCTGTGCCATTATTTATTTTTTAGTTGTTTAAACATTTCTTTGACTGTCTCTGGCATTTTATATTTACCCTGTGCAATCTTTATTGCTTCTGTTTCGCCTTTGACAAATTGTAATAAATCTAAAATATGTTTTATCATACTATATTCAATAATTCTAAATTACTTTCGCCATTTATTAGGTTAGTTGTAATACTATTAATTCTATAATTGTTATTATTTAACGATATTTTGTCGTTTAATTTTAAATTATATAAAATTTTTAATGGTAAATATGCCTTAACCTTAGTTAAACGCCTTTTATTTTTAAAAACATCTTGTATATATGTTTTATAGTTTCTTTCAAATAAAGTATCTGTAAATAAGGAAGCATTTGAGTTTTCTGCGTTGTATTCGTTTATTTCTGCATTAAAATTTATATTTATTTTACTTGTTGCTTGATTAGTGCTTAATGAGTTTGACGGAATAATATAATCGTTTACTTGTGCAATAGTTCCACTATCATTTCTTAAAGAAATATTAGTTCCATTATTAACCTCTATCGCATAAAAAATTAAAGGGTTACCAATATATGATTGTTTGTTGTCATCTACTGACCAACCCCATTGTATGTCTGTATCATTACTTGTTGTTAAATCAATTAATCTTTGAAATTGCATATGTTCAAAATCTACATTTACTTTATATTGGTTTTGTGGTCCATCAAAACTACTATCATCAGAATAATCCAACGAAGCCCATTTTCTGTTATTTAATTGCTCATATTGTTTTGCCAAAAATGTACCTAAACCTGTATATGAAAAATCAATTTCCTTGAATGGTAAAGCTACATCAACAGTTCCCTTTGTTGAATCTACATATTCATCAATATTATGTACCACAGAAGAAGCATTATAAAAATCATCTAATTTTTGTACCACAATTTTATTTTCCTCATTTACAAAAGCAGTTAGATTAAACATTTTAAAAATATTGGTTAAAAAATCTATAACCTTTATTTGTGGTATTTGTGCACTTATATTGAACGGAATAGTTGTACTTGTTGTAAATGTTTGTGAATTTTTAAAACCAATTGTAAAACCAGAACTACCTGCCCCTGGATTTTCGTCATCATCATCTGTTACAGAAACAGTAAACTCCCAAGATATATTGTTTGCATTAAAACTAACACCTGATACAGATGCAATTTCTATTGAGTATGAACCTGTTGGTACTGTGATATTACTAAACATTGTTTGCAAACCACTTACGTTACTTAATTCAGAATAAACGCTACCATTTCTTAAAACTCTTACGCTATATGTTGCATTTGTTGTTGGATTAATAGTTAATTCGTTTGATTCTAATGTGTGTGTTGCAGGCATAGGTTGATAAACCAACGCGTTACCTGAAGCACTAAAATAACCACTTGAACCACTTACGATACCCATAGGTGTTGCAGTAACAAAAACTAAACTTAATTGTGTTTCTGCTTCTACATTTCCTTTTTTTCTGTGTAACCACATCCATAAATTATAAAATTCTGTAACAGAAGTATTATTAAAAAAGTCGTTACTAAATTCTATTTCACTATATTGTGCTTCTATCTGGTCAATAATAAATTGTAATCGTATTGCATATTTTAATTCTTTCCAAAAAAGACCATTTGCACTAAAATTTGGGTTTGAGCTATAAAATAAATTACCTAATTGTGCATTTGATTGTGCACTATCATAAATTAATTGTTGCGTATGTGTTATTAATGGCACACAAAGATTATTATTGGTTAGTGTTGCTTCTATTTTTGATTTTACTTGTGTATATGTATAATCTGTATCTAAAGAACCTAAACCACTTAAATTTCCTAACTCATCATCTCCTAAAACATCTTTTAAATTAACCGTGTTACCAAAAAATGTTATTTTATATGTATGTGCTACATTGTTTTTAGTTTCAACTCCCTCTAATTTTACAAAGCCTGTTTTAAATGGAATATTATTTAATTCTATTTTGGCTTTTCGTTTTCTTCTACCATCAAAAGTTCCTTCAATATGAAAATTATGATAATGTCTAAATAATTTATTGTTTGTTTTGGAAGCTGGTAAACTAAATGTCTGTGTAAATTCAGTAAATATTTTTGCAATATCTTTTACATTTTGGATTGTTTGTGTTATTGATACACTTTCATCAGCAAATAAATCCATTCGTACATATACAGGAGTTAAATCTTGGTCTATGTTTTGATTTATATATAATTGTAGTTTTTGCATTATCTAATATTGTTTATAAAATCAAATGCTTCTTGAAAATCTATTGTATATTCTATTAATTTGTCGTTTAATTGTGTTTTTCTTGTAAATGAACTTGTAACAACTTTAACAGGAACAGTTTTCATAACTTGGTTATAATCTTGTCTGCGAATCCATACATATTCAGAAAGCAATAATTCCTCAAACCATTCATTTGTAAATTCAGGATAATAACCTGAACTTAATTTTATATTACCCTTACCTTGTTTATTTAATGTCTTTACATTATGTTGTTTTATATTTAATGTTGCAGTATTATTAGTGCCGAATGTAACTACACTTCTCTGATATTCTTCTTGTGTTGTGTTTAGTGTATCTACTCTTTTAGTTTGGAACCACAATTCTTGTATTGTGCCAAATTTATTTACAAATAAAACTTTAATAGGGGTAAATCTTGAACAATCCAATCTTTCAATAGTTACTGTTTGGCTTCTTAATGTTACGCTTGTTTCTGCAGCATCAAATTCATAATAATTTACTGCACCACCAGATGTTAAATGTGGAAAAGAACCCTCGAAACCACTTGGAGCATAAACTTTATAACTATCTACCCCTCTATAATTTGGTGAAAATAAAAATACTTGTGCGCTTGGTATTGTTGGATTAACACCATCCGTAAATATCCCGTAACCATCTATTCCTGTATGGCTTTCGCCATAAGTGGCACCTACTTGTGAACCATCTGCATTTGCTTGGTCATAAAATTTAAGTGCTGTTGATATAAATATTGTATTGCTTGGGTGACTTAAATCATCATCGACACTAATATCCAAATAATCTCTACATAATTCTGCTATTTCAAATTCCACATTGCTACCTGCCGTACAATCTTTTATAATTGTATATCGTAATGTACTATCTATCGTTATTTCCAATTTTGCCGATACTGCTGTTGCAGGAGTTAATTTAACTATATATCTCGGGCTTCTTAATTTTATAATTGCCATATCTATTTATTTTGTCCGTATAAAAAATTATTTTCTATGTCTAAAGAAATTGCTTCTGTAAATTTTTGTGAAAATCTTTTTAATGCCTTATTGTATGGTTCAGTAAAAAACATTGTAGCTTTTATACCTGATAAATAAATACTTCTTGTAATTAAATATTGCATTGTTTTACGACTTAAAAATCTACCTTTATCATCTCTAACTCCCTTTAGGTTTTTTTGTACAGTCCATCTGTTTATTGCTTTACGCAAACCCTTGCTTTTCATACTGCCAAACTTATATGGACTTTTTGGTGCTTTTTGTGTACCAAACCATTTTGCACCTTT